CATTTGAACCAGTTACAGAATTACCGAATGATGCAGACAGAGTGGTTAGAACCCAGTTCGAAATGACCGTATATGCATACCTCCTCCCAGAAACACAACTTGATGCTGGGTTAAATAGAGGACTATTGACCAAGCGGCGATATGGGGTCAAAAAAGTGGTTACTTTTAATGAAATAGAAGGGTAATAATTGATGTTTAGGTAAAAAAACAGATATTTATAGTACGAGTTGTATTATACTCTAAAGAGGTTATTATGGCAGAAATTACCAAGGAAGAATTGGAAGAAATTAGTGTTTTGCGTAACAAACTCGCATCGGTAGTCTCTGACGCCGGACAGCTAACATTACAGATTCAGCTGCTCCAATCAGATATCGCAGAACTGAATGACAAGCTTGGTGAACAAACCAAACTATTTAAAAGTCTACTTGAAGAAGAACAAGTATTAATTAAACGGTTATCGGACAAGTATGGTGCTGGGTCGATTAACTTTGAAACCGGCGAATTTACATCAGAGAAATAACAAATTTAGTTTGGAGAATACCGTATGGCAGAAAGAATCGTGTCGCCTGGTGTCTTTACACAAGAACGCGACCAAACATTCCTCGCACAAGGAGTAGCTGAAATTGGTGCGGCATTTGTTGGTCCAACTACAAAAGGACCAGCATTTATCCCGACTTCAGTGCAAGGCATCGACGGGTTCGTAACTACCTTCGGTGAACCTGACGGCACTTCTTACATGGGATATACTATTAAGAACTACTTGCAAGAAGCAGGTAGTGCTACAGTTGTTCGTGTTCTTGGATTAGGTGGATACTTAACCACCGCATCAACTATCTACGCTACTGGTTCATCTGGTAGTAAGATTTTTGCAGTGCTTCATCCAACCGTATCAGGAAGTACGATTACTAGTGCAACCGCTACTGGTGGTGCAACAAGCTTTAACTTACTCATCAGTAGTTCTGGAAATAGAAATGTTTCAGCAAGTGCATTAAGTTCTACAGAAACCAGTACATCATTTATTAGTTCATATTTTGGAACCGACCCACAAAATGGAAGTTCAACACTTCCAGGGTATGTATATGCAGTATTTCCAAATGCAATCGCTCAAGCTGGTGCAAACGTTACAATGTCTGCAGCCACTTCAACATTGAGTCTTCTTACTCAATATGATAACGCAACTACTCCATGGATTCGTTCACAAACTATTGGTAGTTCCAAGTACAATCTTTTCAAGGTCCATACATTAAGTGATGGTACTGGTGCTAACAAGGAAGTGAAGATTTCTATCACCGGCATTTCACCAAGTATCGACCCAGATAGTAATTTTGGTTCATTCTCACTTCTTGTACGTGATTTCAACGATACTGATAGGTCACCAAATGTACTTGAAAGTTTCAGCAACTTAAATCTTGACCCAACCAGTCCAAATTATATTGCACGTGTAATTGGAAACGCTGTACCAACATATAATTCAACTACGCTTGAAACATATTATGAAGGTGACTTCGTAAACGTTTCAAAGTATATTCGTGTTGAAATGAGTCCAGACGTAATTCCAGAAAATGCAGTTCCTTATGGATTTGCTCAATTAAGTTCAACCGTCTCTGGTTCTTCTGGAGAATTCGCAACTGGTTCATTTGTCACCAGTCGCTGGACCAGTGGAAGTACTGCTGGATATGTAGCATCTAACGCTGTTGGTCCAAACACCAACTACTATGGATTTGATTTCTCAAATACCACAAGTCTTTCCTACCTTGGGCCGCTCGTAGGAAGTAACGTGGTTGGATCTGAATTCAACATTGAAAACCTTCCAAGTAACGAAGTAAGTGGCGCACCAATTTCTCTTACTAATCGTGACCACGTAACATATCGTCGCTTCTCTGTACCATTCCAAGGTGGATTTGACGGATTCAAGCCAAATCGCTATATCGCACTGGGTGGGTCAATTACCGCAACAAATAGTCAAGGATTTGACCTTTCAAACGCAGCAGCATCTGGTTCATTCGAATATAAGAGAGCATTAAATCAATTAAGCAATCCAGACAGAGTTGACTTTAACCTCCTCGCAGTTCCAGGCGCAATTTACTCACAACACAGTTATGTAGTACAATCTGGTATTGACCTCTGTGAATCACGTGGGGATTGTTTCTACATCGCTGACCTTGATACACTTGACGCAACACTTACATCAGTTACTACTCAAGCCGAACTCCTTGATACCAATTATGCAGCAGCATACTATCCTTGGGTTCGAGTACTAGATGATATCACTGGTAAGTATCTCTGGGCACCACCGTCGGTAGTCCTCCCAGAAGTCTACGCATACTCCGACCAACAAGGGGCAGAATGGTTCGCACCAGCAGGGTTGAATCGTGGTGGTATCCCAGGTGCAGTTAGTGTTAAGACCCGCTTGAACCAAGCACAACGTGACGAATTGTACGAATCAAAGGTCAATCCAATCGCACAATTCCCAGGACAAGGTATCTGTGTATGGGGACAAAAGACACTCCAACGTCGCGCTTCAGCACTTGACCGTGTAAATGTTCGTCGTCTTCTTATCACTGTTAAGAAGTATATCGCAAGTTCAGCACGGTACTTGGTATTCGAACAAAATACCGAAGCAACACGTACACGTTTCTTGAACATTGTCAACCCATATCTCGCAGGTATTCAACAACGCTCTGGGTTGACCGCATTCCGTGTGGTAATGGATGAAACCAATAACACACCAGACATCATTGACCGTAACATCTTGGTGGGTGCAATTTATCTCCAACCAACCCGTACCGCAGAATTCATCAAGTTGGACTTCAACATTCTCCCAACTGGTGCAACCTTCGATACAATCTAATCAGTTTTTTCAATAACAACTATTTATTAAAGTACCAATCTATATTTGGAGAGCCACATGGCAAATTTGGTCAATGAACAAGAACTATTTTTCACCGCATTCGAACCAAAAACTGCGAATCGGTATATAATGTTGTTGGATGGAATTCCTTCCTATCTTATCAAGAAGGCAGACCGTCCAAAGTTAACCCAAGAAAAGAAGAAGCTTGACCACATCAATCTTCAACGCTATGTCAAGGGTAAGACGATTTGGGAAGAATTAAGCCTCGAATTATACGACCCAATCGTTCCATCTGGGGCACAAGCAGTGATGGAATGGGTTCGTTTACACCACGAATCAGTCACAGGTCGTGATGGATACGCAGAATTCTATAAGAAGGATATTATCATCAACGTTCTCGGACCAGTTGGTGATAAGGTTGAAGAATGGATTCTCAAGGGATGTCAAATCACTAAGGTAGAATTTGGTGAAATGACTTGGGAAAAGGATGACCCAATGGCAATCTCACTTAGTATTCAACCAGATTATTGCATTCTTAACTACTAAAAAATACTCACGCAGGAAACAAAACCCCACTCAAAAGGTGGGGTTTTTTGTTGGAAATTACTATATACCAAGAATTTATGATACTTATATAAAGGTGTATTTTTTCGAGGAAGATTATGGCAGACATTACTGAATTCAATATCGGTCAAGGTGAAACTTTTAAAGTATTGGCTAGCGTAGAAAACGTAGACCAAGGCGGATATTTAGATATTACAAATTATACTTTTGCTGGTCAAGTCAGAGAAAATTATAATACAGATGAAATTGCCGCATCATTTAGTATCACTAAGTTATCTCCTAATACGTCTGGAAGCTTTTTCTTAGAACTCACCCCAGCCCAAACTAGTACCTTTACACAACGTAAATACGTATACGATGTCAATATGACTAGTGGCTCAATCACTAGACGTATTCTTGAAGGATATTTTGTAGTACGCCCAGCATCGACGAGATAATAAATGAGCGATTTCAGCACCGGTATACCAAATATACGGGTTGTAATTCGGGAAAACACGGACGATAATTTATCTATAGATGTACCGAATATATCCGTTAATATTCAAAAAAATACCGATTACAATGTAAACATCATTCCGACCTCAGTTACTCCTACCAGAACTGGGTCTTGGAATCGTATTGCTGACCTAGCGCTTACAGCAATATCATCATCATATGCAGTTACTGCTTCATATGCTTTAAATGCCGATGGTGGAGCAGGATTCCCATTCAGTGGTTCGGCTGAAATCACAGGGTCATTAAAAGTTACGGGTGCAATAAGTGCATCATCTATTACAGGCTCATTTAAGGGTGATGGTTCACAACTTACAGGACTCGTAACAGATTTACGTATTAGTGGGTCTACTGGTAGTGATACCCTAAGTTTATTAACCGATACCCTATTAATCACTGGTGCGAACGGCATAGTAACTACGGTCACCAATAACACTGTCACCGTAGATGTTCCTGTGGCATTAACCGCATCATTATACGGTACGGCAAGTGTTGCAGATGGGATTGACGTTATTTTTGCTGGAATATATAAAACCGGAAGTGACAGTTATATTATTCCAACACCTTCTGGTGGATTGTCCTATATCACCAGTGCTAGTTACGCATTAACGGCAAGCTACTTATTAAATAATACTTGGGATACTATAGTAAACAAACCAAATGGAATAGTAAGTGGCTCGCAGCAAATATTAGATTATAATATATTTGCTACCACCGGATCAAACATATTTGTTGGTAATCAAACGATAACTGGTTCTTTGTATATTTCAAACAACTTAGTGGTACTTGGTTCTTCCTCTATTCAATATGTTTCTCAAAGTACGTTAAATATTGGAACCAATTTAATTACTGTAAACACTAATACTCCAAGTGTACGATTTGGTGGATTAGCAGTAATTGATAGTGGTTCTTCCCCATTAGTAAGTGGTTCGTTATTATTTGATTCTATCAATGACCAATGGGTGTTTGTTCACCAAACCACAGGCGGCACAACGTCATCTGTGCTGTTGATGGGACCACAAACCTATAATAATTTAGGGAACGAAACTAATTTAACTACAAACAAAATTCCAAAAAGTGTTAAAGCGGAACATCTTGGTGATTCGCAAATTTCTGATAACGGAACAACGGTATCTATTACAAATGGATTGAACGTTGGTACATCAATTACGGCAACTTCTGTTTCTGCATCATTTAGTGGGTCATTAAAAGGAACGTTACAAGGTATACAAGAAGAAATTATATTGTCTTCTAGTATTGGGGCAACTACCTCGTCATTTGATTTTGCAAACGCATCCATCTTCTATTTAACTGGAATGACTGGAACTGGCGCTTGGAACATCATTAATATTCCTACTGCTTCACAAAGAGCAACTACTTTGACATTTGTAATTGAACAAGGAGCAACCGCGTATAGCGCATCATTATATCAATTAAACAGTAGTAATGTAAGTGTTAAGTGGTTAGGAACAACAGTACCAACTGGTAGTGCAAATAAAACTGATGTGATAGGGTTGACCGCATTCCGCAGTGGTTCAACGTGGAATGTGTTGGGTGTATTATCAAGCTTTGGTTAATCTATGTTAGGTAGAGTTTCGGGGTTTGGTCAAGTTGGAAGTATTTTAAAAGTAATATCATCACCCACCGTGGTAACTTCTAGTGGACTGTATGATTTTACTACTTTTACCTTTACTAATGCTGGAGCAACGGGAAGAAATGGTCCAACATATGCACAATTATTAGGAGCATATACTGGGTCAGCTACGTGGGCATCAAACACTTCGTACTTTACGGCATCTATCAGAGGAATTCAAGTTTGGACAGTACCCCAAACAGCAACATATAGATTAACGGTTGCGGGGGCAGCTGGTGGTAATAGTCCGACCATTACCTCTGCTTCATTATTACCTAGTGGTTCTGGTAGTGGTGGATTTGGAGCTTATATCGTTACTGATGTATCGTTGACACAAGGACAAAAATTAGCAATTGTTGTTGGTCAACGT